CACAGAAGACGGCATGCACGCGTTCGCCCTTCTCGTAGGTGGCGATCATGTTCTGCACGGTCTCCTCAATCTCCTTATCAATCCACATATCAGTGGACGCTTCAGGGTCAATGAAGTACATGTAGTTCGTCTTGGACCGCTTGTAAGGGGCGCCAGCACTAGACTTGCGGTTGAGCTTGTCACAGTACTCCAACCCAGGGCAACCGTTAATCGCCGTGTGCAGATCATACACGTGGACGGACGAATAGTCTGCCACACGCGTCCCATGCTTGAAGTCGTCCAGAGCACGCTCAAGGATGTCGGAATCAAGCCCTAGCACAGGTCGCACCATGTCTTTCAGAGCCAAGCTCCAAGGGAGGCGGCCCATATTCGGGCGAGTGCGTGTCTGCTCAAAGCCCAGCTTCTTGGACAAAGCCTCAGCAAGGAGGGTAGGCGCCACATTTGAGCGGGACCGTTGCCGGAATTCACCAGCGAAGGACCCGATCACATTAGCAACGCCAGCACAGTCACGCGTAACACTCTGCAGGGAGAGGTCAGTCAGGTTGCGTTGCACAGACGGTGCGGACACCTCAACGCGCCCACGACTCACATCGTGCAATTGCAGCGTGCACGTGCGCCCCTCTACGGAGCAGTCTAGCGCCACTGCGCGCACTTGATTGCCGCGCCCCAACGTATGCAAGCCCAGGATCGCCCAACCCGCAGGGGTGTGTGAAAGCAGCACAGAGCCACAATCACCCACTTGGGTCGGTTCGTCAACCGTGCCAGCCCACGTATTAGCGGTGACGACCTCGTCGTGACTCTTCCAAGTCTCCACCACTGGATACAGATTGCGCACAGGTCTCTCCCACAGTGTGCCGTCACGTGATCTTCCCATGTAGATGCCGTCCAAGCGACCCGTAAAGGTGGGTGAAGGCATCCAATCAGCCAAATTCGTGCCTGGTGGCAGACAGTCAAGGCGGATAAAGATCAGGTCCTGCTCGCCCCAGTAGTCAACCATAGTTTCCGTCACCTTGATGCCAGTTACATTGGTAGAGATACCAGTTCGCTTCTGCGTGACCACATCAAGCATAAACGGCGTCTTGGGGGGTACTCCGTGCGCGTTGCACACGTAAACCGCCCCTCGCACATTCAGCGCAGTGGTTACGCGCGTTCTCCCCTCATGACGAGTGGTGAATACGCATAGTGCACGGCGGATGTTCTACTTCAGGGTCACCCCATCATTTCCCTTTGAACACAGCGTTGACGCCGACAAGTCGGTGTTGCTGAAGGGATAGGGGTCCTGGTACGACGGACGCGGTGTTGGGTTGGCGTCAGGCACCGGAGGTTTACCTCCCGTATTGCCTTGCACGACCAAGGATCTGAACGTGTTCTTATGAACCTTGTACAGTGCCATAAGACCCAAAACCGCGGTAGCTGTAACTGCCATGACAGCAGCACTTTTACCGACCGCAAGGCGGTGCCGCGTACGTGCACCAGCGGTGCGCAAGGCCACTCGGGCAAGTTGCCACCTGTGGGGGCTGTGAGCAACCATACTCCAAAACCACATAGGTCCGAAGAAGAAAGCCACAATTACATCCAACCAGGTGGAGTAGACCCACCTGTAGAGGAAATAGTACCATGCGGCGGCCCACTGCGTGCTATGCGTTTCCGCGAGCAAATGCG